CCGCTGGGCAGCCTCTGCGGACAGACGCTCCAGCTCTATCAACCGGACCATCACGTCAGCCGGTACGGTCACGACGGCACCTGCGCAACGTAGCGCCGCATCAGCACGGAGCGGGGCGTTTCGCCGGCAAGCGCTGCATTTTCCGTTTCCATCCACGCCTGCCAAGCGGTAAACGTCGCTCCCCACTGCGCCCACACCTCCGGCGCAAATCCCGCTACCGTCTGCTGGCCGGCCGCTGCCTGAGCAATGATGTCGCCCATACCATTGTCCTGCCAGTCCACCTGCATGGCGGACATCGTCGCAAACAGTTTGCGCATCCCAGGCAAAATTTCACCAGTGATTTTTGCCGCCAGTTCGATTTCAATCGGTTTCTCGCTTGCTTCGATTGTAGCCATTGCTTGTCGAGCCTCCCGCTCGGTTGGAAATGATAATGCGGTGCCGTCGTCCATGCGCAGCAGCCAGTCAGTTGAACCAATTTGGGGATTGCGTTTGATGTCCATTATGAAATGTTTGTCCAGTATGGGATCCAGGCAGTCGTTGTCCCAACGTATATTTTGATAAATCCTGCACTATCGCGGGCCGTCGTTCCCTTTAACTTTACCGTCCCATTCCCTGAGCTGAGCGTAGCGTCGAATACATCCGTGAGCCCAATAGTTCCAGCGATGCCACCCTCATCGCCGTCGATGAGTATCGTGCCGGCAACGTGCAATTTTCTCGATGGGCTTGTCGTCCCAATGCCGACATTGCCGGTATTTTCTACCATAATAATGTTAGTAGATGTTGTTCTTATGCGATATTGAAGATTGTCGTAATCATATAATCCAAAAGTTGTTCCACCTAATTCGAATCCGAATGTTGTGGCGCTCGGCCTTTGAAATCTCATCATTGAAGAATTTGCCGTAGGTGCGGAAACTTGTAATACACTAACAGGACTCGTCGTCCCGATGCCGACGTTGCCGCCATTGGGTTGCAGTATCACGTACGATGTCGTGCGTGTGGCATTGGACGTGCCTTCGAGCGTCAGGTCGTTGTTGGCGTCGGTCCCGCCGATGAGCGTCTGCCCTCCGCTGCGACCATTCAGCCTGGCGTAACCGGTATGGTCATCGTCGGTCAATCCTGCAATGCTGCCGTGGTCGATGCTACCCTGCACGATGGTTGCCACCTGAGCAGCAGTCAGTGCAGCGATGTCGCCTGTTGCCGCTCGACCCACGATAGTCGACGCACTCACTGTCAGTGCAATAGGTGTGTTGTCTGCATCCGCCTTGAGGATGGTGTTGGCGTCATAAACAGACTCCAGCAGATACTGAGTGTGCGGGTCGCCCGTGGTTAGGTTGGTTAGCAGGCTATGGTCGATGCTACCCTGCACGATAGTTGCCACCTGAGCAGCAGTCAGTGCAGCGATGTTGCCTGTTGCCGCTCGCCCCACGATAGTCGACGCACCCACTGTCAGTGCAATAGGCGTGTCATCTGAATCGGCTTTGAGGATGGTGTTGGCGTCATAAACAGACTCCAGCAGATACTGCGTGTGCGGGTCGCCCGTGGTTAGGTTGGTTAGAGAACCATGACTTATCGTACCACCGCTTGTTGCACCAGTATGGGCGTGCTGGGCATTTGTGAAATTACCGATGGTAGGCGTAGTCAACGTTTTGTTGGTCAACGTTTGCGTCGCTGTCAGCAGGGCGACCTCACGTGACTCTAGTGTGTTGAGCCGAGCGCGAGTGTCGTTGATGATTGCAAGCAGACGTTGAATGATGTCTCTTGATACCATTAGAGTGCCTGCAATCCAAGCGACACACGTTCGAGGCCAGATGCGTCAAAATTGATTGAGACTGATTGGATTTTTTTGGTAGCGGAAACTCCCTGAAAATAGCCAGTCACTTTGTCTCCTAAAAAATAGTGTAGCCCGTACAAGCTGCCTGGCGTCTGGATAACATCGAACGACAGCTCTTCTCTGGCGCGCAATTCATAAAGTTTGACGCTGCCCCGATTCTGGAGACCAGCAGTTGTCGTGATATCGCTGCCATCTACAAAAATTTCATAGCTGTTCGTATCCGCATTGTAATTCGTTCCAGTAACTGATTCGATGGACCGAACGCCAGCCACTTCTTGACCAGCGACAATCGCAACCGTTTTTTCTTCCAGACGTCTGTATCGTAATGTCGGATTTGCCATGTTGCCATACTGGAGAGCAAACGTAACCGTTGCGGTTCGGTCAGTGCCCAGCTGGCCAGTGTACCATCTGAATTCCCAGGCCGTTGTGAACGCAGGCAATTTGACCAAGTCGAAATCGCCGCCACCGATATCGGCAATCTGCTGGAGCGCATCCAGCAAATTGATTCGCCCAAAAAACATGTCGAGCAGATTACCTCTTGCCAAATCCGTTTCGATCGAAACACGTCCTCCCCAAGCTGGCACATTACGGTCACGACCATCTGCTGTTGTGCCAGATGTTGTGGCGTTTCTGGCCACCAAAATTTTCATAATTCTTTCAGCATTTGACGCAACAAATTGTGTCCTGTTGACCACGTCTGCCTTGTATGCAATGATAGAGCGCCTGAGCAAATCATTCCATCCGACAGCATAATAAGTCACCAACGTCGTTCCGTCCGACGAGGTGATCCTCTCTTCTTCCCGGATAAATCCGCCAAAATCGGTGTATGCAGCGATAGCATTACTAATGTTCGGATCGGCAGCCCGTTTACGGATTACCTCGACCTGCCAGTCACGTTCGACAATGGCCAGCGCCATCGGATGTGTGTCGAGCACGGAAAACGACATCAGGCCGATATCATTGACGGTTTTCTGATATTGCAAATTGAGAAAATCGGTAATGATGAATTGCCGAACACCTGTTGCATTTGAAACGACAAGAATATACTTGGCTTCGCTCATATGCCTAAGTAGAGCTCGTTATATGTCATGGTTACAGATGTAGCAGAAGTGGTGCTAGTTCCTGTCACTGTATAATCCCGGGAAACATCTGCACTGCGCATCACTCGGTTTGTGCCATCTGATGCAACGGCTATCCACACGTTATTTCCATAGGCGACTGATTGCCAGGCATTTTGTTCAGCAGCCGCAATGGCAGTCCATGTTGCGCCATCATCTGCACTGCGCATCACTCGGTTTGTGCCATCTGATGCAACGGCTACCCACACGCCATTTCCATAGGCAACAGATCGCCAAAAATTTTGTTCGGCAGCCGCAATGGCAGTCCATGTCACGCCATCATTCGTACTGCGCATCACTAGTTTTTCGTTAATTAGGCCACCAGCATATGCAATGGCTACCCACACGCCATTTCCATAGGCGACTGATTGCCAAAAATTTTGTTCGGCAGCAGCAACGCTTGTCCATGTCACTCCATCATTTGTGCTACGCATCACTTGATTGACAATTGGAATCGGATAACGACCAGAAACAGCCACCCATGTATTGTTGACATATGCGACGCTTTTCCAGTTGCTGTTATTAGATGGTGCAGAAATGCTCGCCCATGTCACGCCATTATTTGTGCTACGCATAATTGCTTGGGTTCCAAAAAATTCCATGTCCGCAACGGCTATCCACACGCCATTTCCATAGGCGACTGACTGCCAGGCATTTTGTTCAGCAGCCGCAATGGCAGTCCATGTCACGCCATCATTCGTACTGCGCATCACTTGGTTCGTGCCATCTCCTGAAACGGCTACCCACACGCCATTTCCATAGGCAACAGATCGCCAGGAATTCTGTTCGGCAGCCGCAATGGCAGTCCATGTCATTCCACCATTTGTGCTGCGCATCACTCGGTTCGTGCCATTTCTTGCAACGGCTATCCACACGCCATTTCCATAGGCAACTGATTGCCAGAGATTTTGTTCAGCAGATAAATGTGTTTGCCACACGATACCATCAACTCTGCTGCGAAAATCATTTATATTGAAATCCGCCAAATCGCTGTCATTGGTCAACTTTGCAATTTGGTTGACTGCACTTCCATCGAGCACTGTTTTGTAACCATATCGTGTATCGATTTGGTAATTGTTATTTGCTCCTATCGTTGTTCCGGTGAAGTCTAATTTTTTACCCGTGTAGACTTGCGTTACGACCGGGTTAGTAATTGGTCCGATGATATTGATAATTGGTTCCGCTGGGAACTGACCAGCATACGGAATAATCGTCGTATCATTCACTGTCAGAGACGTTACAGCTGTCGTCTCTTTGCGCCAAAACGGATTATGACATTCCAATTGAACAGCAAACGATTGAGTGGGACCAAATCTTTCATAAATTGATTCGGGGAAGTCGATCATATTGACGACCTCTCCATCAATCAGACGAACCGCTCCATCATCACGGACCACTTTTAGAGTGACCGTTTCGCCTTCGATGCCTTTCCAGAGATTGTAAATATCATCACGGCGGGCATCTGCAAGCGCCAGGCTGGAAGTCACGGCATGAAAAGCCAATGTCATAATTCGTTTTTCATAACGAAACGAATAAAATGTTTCACCCTGCTGAAACGGGCCGCGAACCGAGATGTTACGTTTGGGAGGAGCTCCTATATTACTGGCAGATACACGGTAAGACAATGTCCCGCCGCTTATTTGTGTTTCTGTATCGCCACGAATCACATACCATGTTTGGGCCATTATGCTGATCTCCCTCCACCGTACAATAGGTTGAGCAGCTCGATATCCTGCTGAATGCTTTCCGCTGAGCGCATCGTCTCATAGCTGAGGTTGTACGTCATGTTGTTGGTGGTCACGTTGGGACGCATCATATCTTGGTTGGATGACGTGCCGATGGATGGCAGGGATGTCCTCGGCAGACTGCCAAATGAAGAGAACGACATTTGCGGATCCAACGATAAACCGCTCGTTGCATCCATGACGCCTGCCGCCATTTGTCTAGCAGCTCGAATAACATCTGGAGTGTTTTCAAGCATTCCAATTTCCATGCCAAGCATGATATTTTTGCCTAGCCGCATCATCACTTTTGAAGGAGATTCCTCTTGAAAAAAACCACGGATAAATGTCAACAAATTTGAAAATATAAGCTGAAGTGTTCCGCCAACCGCCATCATTTCATTTAGTTTGGTAACGATTCCGTTGACAAGGCCTTGAATGATATTTTTTCCAACATCTATAATTTCTCTTAATCTTTCTTCAGAGATAAACATATCTTTGAATGCTGTCCAGATTTTGGCGATTTCTGTGCCCAGCTTCGACGTAGCACCTGTAACCCAGGAGACCGCTCCTTCAGCAAGCTTGGAGATGAGACTAGCACCCCAGCTGTAAACATTTCCTAATTTCGATTCAGAGATAAACATGTCTCTGAATGCTGTCCAGATTTTGGCAATCTCTGTGCCCAGCTTCGACGCAGCACCTGTAACCCAGGAGACCGCTCCTTCAGCAAGCTTGGAGATAAGACTAGCACCCCAGCTGTAAACATTTCCTAATTTCGATTCAGAGATAAACATATCTTTGAATGCTGTCCAGATTTTGGCGATTTCTGTGCCCAGCTTCGACGTAGCACCTGTAACCCAGGAGACCGCTCCTTCAGCAAGCTTGGAAATAAGACTAGCACCCCAGCTGTAAACATTTCCTAATTTCGATTCAGAGATAAACATGTCTCTGAATGCTATCCAGATTTTGGCGATTTCTGTGCCCAGCTTCGACGTAGCACCTGTAACCCAGGAGACCGCTCCTTCAGCAAGCTTGGAGATGAGACTAGCACCCCAGCTGTAAACATTTCCTAATTTCGATTCAGAGATAAACATGTCTCTGAATGCTGTCCAGATTTTGGCAATCTCTGTGCCCAGCTTCGACGCAGCACCTGTAACCCAGGAGACCGCTCCTTCAGCAAGCTTGGAGATAAGACTAGCACCCCAGCTGTAAACATTTCCTAATTTCGATTCAGAGATAAACATATCTTTGAATGCTGTCCAGATTTTGGCGATTTCTGTGCCCAGCTTCGACGCAGCACCTGTAACCCAGGAGACCGCTCCTTCAGCAAGCTTGGAGATAAGACTAGCACCCCAGCTGTAAACATTTCCTAATTTCGATTCAGAGATAAACATGTCTCTGAATGCTATCCAGATTTTGGCAATCTCTGTGCCCAGCTTCGACGCAGCACCTGTAACCCAGGAGACCGCTCCTTCAGCAAGCTTGGAAATAAGACTAGCGCCCCAGTTGTAAGCTTCCGTGAGCTTATCAGCAGAAGTGAATGCGTTGACTAATCCCGTCCAGATTTTGGCAATTTCTGTGCCAAGACTGGTAATCCAGGAGACCGCCCCTTTGGCAATCTCGGTGATGAGATCAACACCCCAGTTGTAAGCCTCTTTAAGCTTATCAGCAGAAGTGAATGCGTTGACTAATCCCGTCCAGATTTTGGCAATTTCTGTGCCAAGACTGGTAATCCAGGAGACTGCCCCCTTGGCAATCTCGGTGATGAGACCAACACCCCAGTTGTAAGCCTCTTTAAGCTTATCAGCAGAAGTGAATGCGTTGACTAATCCCGTCCAGATTTTGGCAATTTCTGTGCCAAGACTGGTAATCCAGGAGACTGCCCCCTTGGCAATCTCGGTGATGAGACCAACACCCCAGTTGTAAGCCTCTTTAAGCTTATCAGCAGAAGTGAATGCGTTGACTAATCCCGTCCAGATTTTTTCTACTTCAGCGATAAACGATTCAATCATCGAAACAATGCCATAGCCTAACTCGGTAATAATAGTAGTAGCCCAGTTGTATGCCTCTTCGAGCCTTGTCGCAGAGACAAACACAGCAACTATTCCATTCCAAATTAGCTCGACATTCGCATAGAGTTTTCCCAATGCCGATTCATCTTGCATGCCAAGGGAAAGATTGTCGACAGTACCTGTCCCCCATTTGGGTGGCTCTTCGACATATGGCAAGCCTTGCATCAATGTGTCCCATACATCATCGGTTGAAGCACTGAGTGTGCGCAGGTGGTCAGACGAACTGAGCCCAGCAGAAAACGCATTAAGTGTGCCGTGACCTACCGTATCTGCTGAGCTGGCAGGTAAAGAATTGGTAACGACTGCCCAAGCATTGTCGCCGGCTGAGCCTAATGTGCGTAAATGATCCGACGAACTCATTCCAACCGACACAGACGTAATGATATTTTGACCTAAACTTTCCCCGCCTGATCCAGCAGGGATGCTACCAAAAATCACTTGCCATACTGCATCACCAGCTGTTGCTAATGTGCGCAGGTGATCAGAAGAACTGAGCCCGCCAGAAATTCCGGTCAGGATCCAGTTTCCTAAACTTTCTGCTCCGGTAAGACCTGTGCTTAGATTGGTCAGGATACCAGTCCCCCAGGTGGTGGCATCGCTGACTTTGTCGCCAATGTTGGTCTGGATGCTGCTCCAAATACTACCCGCATTTGTATTAAGGGTTGTCAGCGCTTCTGGAAATACCAAACCAGTGGCCAAACTATTTATCATGCCTTTACCGACGGATTCTGCACCTCCGATAAATGCGTTGAGCCCAAGAAAAATATGACTTTTGAGCGTTTCAAGGTCAGTATCAAGTCCAACAAAATTGAGAAGCCCTTGCCCTATTCCAAACAAAATTTCTGTACCGATGACGATTCCGAGGCGAAATAACTCTCCAAGAATGTTGAGAACTGCCGAACCAATTGCCAGCGCAAATCTCAAAAACATTGGGCCGAGCTCAGGAATGACTCTGGTCCCCATCCATTCGGTAAAAATTTTAATCCAGCGAGCAATCATTCTGCTGAGCGAGTTCTCGCTGTCCTTACCATTTTTGGTAATGCCCTGAACAAAATCAGTCAATGATTCAATTGCATCGGGAATTGCGTTGGCAATCCACTCGACCATCATGATTTGCCAGCTCATAAATAACGCACCCCATGTTGGGAGTTTGTCTCCTATCCAATAGACCAAATCACCCAGCCATGTACCGAGCATATTTAGAGCAACAGGAATAGAATCTACAATCCATTGCCAGAGAGCTCCGCCCCAAGATTGCAGCTGGGCGAACCATGCCGGTGAATTGTCAGTTACCCATTTCGACAGCAACGTCCACCAATCGATGATTTTTGTTAAAGCGATCGGTGTGGCATCGACAATCCACTGCCAAATAGCCTGGCCCCAGTTGACCAGTATCGATTGCCATGCTGGCAAATAATTGCCAATTAGAGTGACAATCAATCCAAATGCCTGAACGATTCCCTCCTGCAACGTGAGAGAACCATTTTGGATTTGAGAAAACGTACCTGTAATCATGCTGGTGGCGGTCATGACAAAATCTCGAATACCGCCAAAATTTGATTCAAATGCATTGCGCAATAGATGAACCACGGCAATGACGGCAACAGCAGCAGCAATAATGGGAGCCAACGTCGTCGCCAACGTTGCAATTGCTGGCAACGCAATCACTGTCAAGACGATGCCGAGTCCAATCAAAACGTCATTCCAAAGTTCGTATTGTACGATTACGCTTAGGATTTGTTTGGTCAATGATTGTATAGGCTGGACAATGCCATCAATAGCCAACGCAAATTTACGTAGGTTTGGATCTATGTCAGTAATTTTCTCGTTGAGTAAATTGCCCGTCTCTACAAATTTGGCTAACCATAGTCCTGTAATTGTCAGGTTGTCAGCCAACAACTTAAATGTGTTAATTACTCGCGGACCATGCGTGCCAATCAATTCGGTAAACGTTTTGATCAATGATCGCAACATCGGCAAAAATGCATCGCCGATTCCAATCATCAATCCATCAAGCACGCCCTGAAGAACTTCCATCGCGCCGCTGAACGTGTTCATTCGAGTAGCTGCGGATTCAGCGGCGTCTACTTGTGCAATGCTACCTGCCAAATCGGTGAATGCCTGAGCACCTACGGTGGCCAGAGCAGTTGATGCTCGGATGGCGTCTGAGCCGAATATAGTAGTCAGAGTTGCTGTTTTTTGTTCGGCGGATAATCCAGAGATGGCATTTTGCAGAATACCTGCTATTTCCGCCATGCTCTTCATCGAGCCATCGGCGTTGAAAAATGCGTTTTGCCCCTGAACCATCGATTCGTTGACGGTCGCTAATTGCTGGTTAAGTTTTGCTGATTGATCTGCAAAATCGGCAGCTGTTGGATCTAATGTCGCAATTTTAGCCTGCAACTTAGTAGCTTGTTTTTGAGCATCCTTCATTTCGTCAGCAGTCATGCCGGAAAATAGACCGATATCACGCATGGCATCAGCTGCATCATCAGATGCCGGAACCATTCTGCTGAACAGAGTTTTGAGTGCGGTGCCGGCTTCCATTCCGCTTGAAAATGACGGGGCGATTGCAGCGATGGTAGTGTTGAGGTCTTCGAACGAGACGCCTAAAGTGGACGCCACTCCACCAACATTTGCCAATGCGTACTGATAGTCGACGATCCCAAATTTGCTGGCAACAGTAACGCCCGTAATCTGATTGACCGCCCGTTCCATTTCCTCGGCAGAAATGTTGAACAATGTCATGGCGTCGGATGCGATTGCAGCGCTCAGCGCCATATCTCCACCGGTGGCATTGCTGAGCAGCACGACATTACGCGCGGCTCCATCCAGGATATCAGTCATACTGATCCCGGATTGAGCCAGCTGCATAATGGCGTCTGACGCTTCTGTCGCGTTCACTTTGAGCGCAGGATCCATCCCCAGATCTTGGATCAGATCTTTGAGTGGGGAAACCTCGTCCGCCGCTAATCCCATCACGGCAGCGATGTCGGCAACGCCCTGTTCGAGGTCAGCCGCCTTACTCACTCCAACACCGATGGCGGCAGCCAAACCACCAACTGCTGCTGCGGTTGCCGTTGTCAATCCGGCAACGGTCGCAGTAGCAGCGCTACCCAGAGAGCCCAGACTTTTTCCGATATTGCCAATAACGCCAGATGCATTGTCGTCGGCGTTAATGACAACTGTCATTGTTTCCCGGGCCATATTATCTCCGTCGCATTTTTTCGATGGTAGACCGCCGGCGCTCGACAGCGGATTCGACCGACATCACTGCCATAATCTCTTGCAACTCTCGCCACGGGATAGCATCGAGCTGCTGAGGGGTCCAACCAAATTTGTCCATGAGCCTGTACCGCAGCAATGGGATAGGGGTCCCCGTATTAGTCCACATTGCTGCGGTCAGACTCAAGTTCAGTTTGGGTCCGTGCTCGTCAGTCGCTTCATGATGTCGGTAAGCGCATCCCGAAGCAACCGAAATGGCACATCATTGAGAGATTGCAAGCGTTCGCCTTTGTACTCGATCTGGGTCACGCTGCGCCCAATGATTTCGATGATTGCTGTCATCGATTCGGCCACATTCTCGTTTTTGGCCAAAGATTCCTGATGCTTCATCACTTGCAGCATCTGGCCTGTCGTCAGGCTGTCAGCGTCCAGGGAAATTGCCAGAGTTGTCATGCCGTTGTGCTCTTCAAAATGTCGGGGCAAATCACTGAGAAGGTAAACATGAGCGGATCGCCAGACCCAGCCTCGGCGTTAGGCGGTGAACATGCCACGATGGGCACCAGCACCGGGTTGGTCTTGGCGGAATCGGTTGTAGCGTACTGCTGTTTGCCCGACCCACTGCCAGCATATGTCCAACGGACGGCCACTGTTTTGGTCGTTCCCTTGAACCGATCCCACAATGCATCGAACGGTTGAGCGTCGGTGTCGGTGTAGACAATACTGAATTCGACAGTGAAAGGCTCCGTCTTGTTGCTGCCAGTTACAATGGCGGCATCGCCATCCATTGTCATGGTGCTACCGGTTACCTGTTCGCCGCCACTGATACTGACGCTGGCTGCATAGCCACTAATGTCGGTCCATGCTCCAGTTGTACCGCTGGCGTTGACGCTGTACTCGATCTCTGTAATGCTACCTGCCAGCGCGGCTGTTGTTTGAGGCATTGTTATTTCTCCTTACGAGTTATTGACTGCTTTTTCTGAGCGACGCTTCCCGATGCCAGCAGTTCGGTTGCTTGGCTATCGGGGAGCACAATTGTATCTCCAGGTTGATAGTACGCATTTTCGACACGTACGTACAACCTGACCAAGCACACGTATTCTTTTTGTCCAGTTTCCGTTTGAATTTCTTTAGCTGTCAGCAAATTCCCCTCGATTCGGTAAAACGGTTTTTGACGAGATGGCCATACGATATTCACTCCATCGTCCAGGATGTGTCCCACGATACATCCGCAGTCATGCACTATGCGGTATCCAGCTGAGATGCAATCGACGGCAAAAAACCAATCGTCTGCACATGGATGTCCGGGTTCTCGGCGAAACGGAACGTTGTCGATTACCCGCTTGTGGATCAACGTGCAGCCCAGCCCGATTCCTTGAGTTTGGACAACATTTCCCCAAGCACCAGCGACGGTTTCTTCATTCCGGGAAAATGTAATACCTCGGTTGATTTTCGTCTCGATATTCGCCAGCCACAAATAGGGCACCCGTCGATTGCAGTACAGGCCATGCACCACATCCGCATCAACTGCGGCCAGACGCTGAATCGTATCTGGCGGAATCACATTGTCATATTCTGCCGACAGCACTGCATCGTAACCAGCTGCAATCGCTGGAATTCTTTTGTGCTTTTCCAGCAGGTGATCAAAATGCGGCAGCCGATTGTCTATTCCAGTCTCGTCAATGTAGACGACATCCACATCGTGACCGGTCATGTCCAATGCATCGATGCTCGCCTGAGCCTGAGGTCTGACACCATACAGTGGATGTGTCGTGACGACAACAACGATTTTCATATGGTCAACTCAATCACGAGGGCCGATATCACAAACCCGACATACGGCTGACCGTTGTACACCAGATTGTCTGCATTGCCCGTGACGACATTTGCGCCAGATATCACACCGCTATCACGAGTTTCTTGGATTCTGACCGTGTCGCTGAGATGCCTGTTTGGCACAATGATCTCGTTGATCGCATCAAGCAGTTCGATCGCCAGATCTATTCTGAGTCTTGCCATCGATTGACCGACCGGATCCACATAGCAGGTCAACGTATATGTCCGCTCGATTTTACGAAACGATGGTCCCGCTGCAACTACTCGATTGCTGATCGGAGTGATCAAAGCATCCGACGAAAATGTAATTACTGCCGGGAGTTTCGCCGTATCCAGCGCTGGAGGATAACTGGTTTGCGGCGCGTACTTGATGCCCGGCACCGTTGCCATCAGATTTTGCAACAATGCAATCGTGCCCGCGATGCCTGTCACCGCAGCCTCCTGTACGGCTCCAAAATCTTGCCCACATCTCGGGGAATGCCCTGCGGTACCTCGATCACACCAGCGCCCGGAATCGCTGTAACGTCAAACGTGTTGGAGTCCTTTTGCCGATACATGTACGTTGCCATGCGAACCGTCGCATGCACGATGTCTGCTGGGGCCGTCACGCTGTACGCCCACCGGCCCGTGATGCTGATGGCGTTCTCTGGGTCCTGATCGAACGTCCAGTACAGGCCCGAATTGAGCTTGAACCGCAGGCCGTACCACGGTGTCTGGTTGCGCGGGTTGGTGACATACGAGCTTGCAGAGATGGATGTCCCGTCTCCATTGATCACCGTCGTAATCTGGCACAGGTCCAGAGCGTACGGTGTCCAGTCCAGCACCATGTAGTGGTCGGACGTGTCATGCTCGGCGTCAAACAGCTTGGTTGTATCAGCCGGAGCCTCGAACGTCCGATGTGTATGGTTGTCGATTGCGAACTGGGCCCGGGTCAACAACGATTCCAGAAGAGGATCGTCGTCGTTGACATCCAGGCCCATGTACGCTCGCAGTTGAGCCACGCTTGCATATGCCATTAGATCATCGCCATGTAGACCAAATCATCCCCGGCGTTGTTGCAGATCCGATAGAACACGTTGAGGTTGTCAACCTGAAGCCACTCGGTTTCCTGCCCGGCATCCAGTTCCCAGCCCGTGGTCGTATCGGTAGAGCCGTTGGCAACAGTCACTCCAGCGCCACCAATGTAGACGTTTCCGGCATTGTCCGAAAGCGCCTTGAATTTGACCCGATAGCAGGTGACATCTGGCATCTGCACGGCTGTCGCCGAGCCGGCCAGCTCGCCGGTCTTGATCGTGGCAAACGTGCCGGGCTCTTCACGGATCGCACCGCTGGCCAAGCGCACAAGGGCTATACCCATGTTACGCCACCTTGCGGCTGATGGCCTGCCCGATGATATTGATCGAGCGGGCAGCACCAGTGTTGGCCTGCACGCCAAGGTACGGCTTGAGGTCCGTTGCGTTGGTCAGGGCGGTCGACGTGCTGACAAGCGCTCCGTTGATGTAAAACTGAGCGATGCGCGACGCATCAATCGCCACACGCAGCCGGTACGTTGTGCTGGCCGCAACCGCAATGCCGGTATCGGTAGCCGTATCGGTGCCGCCGATGCTGTGGATTGCCTGCCATTTGCCAGAGTTGGTCGCCGCGGCGTAACGGAAAAACGCCTGGTCATTGTCGGTGGCCGTGACCGATGTGTTGGTCAACTTGAGCCCAGCCCAGATGGTCATCGACGTAATCGTAGCCGTGGTGCGCAGCGCACACTCCCAGATCGTCTCCTGGTCAGTACCCCAGGTGACCTGCTCCCAGGCTGACTGGTTGGCGTCCAGATGCGGGACCAGAATCATCTGATCATTGTCGGCTCCGGCCGTCGTAAACGTGAGCCCTCCCTCAGCGTAGTATGTGCTGAGCGCAGAGGTGCCATTGGTGCCGAGCACCTCGAAGTCTGGGTCGGCAATCATCCGAGTCGCTTCGGACGCATTTTGGATGTCAGCGTTGATGCCTGGCTTGCCACGCCGCCCGGCCGCCCACGACAACTCGTAGCGGCTGGAGAGCGCATTGAATCCAGTGAGCGAGTAGTCACCGCTGAGCGCTAGGGGGACGCCATCAAACTGGACGCTCGCCGTGCCATTTGCATATTTTTGGCCAAAGCGCAGATTGCCGCCTGTCCAGGTCGATTTAACATTTGCAACAGTCATATCCATCCTCCTCGGTTATGGCGGTGGTTCCGCCGATTTCGGTATCCACGTATCCAGCGTGTGTCTGAATTTTTCATAAACTTTTCAATATACGCGTATATAAGAAAAGTTTATCAAAATCGTCGACACACGCTGGATACCTGGATACGGATCCTAGTCAGTGATTGCAGAGGCCAGTGGGAGCCCAGGGTAGCGGGGCACACCGATAAATGTGATGTTAACAGTGTTGCTGGCGTTGCCGCCGCTGTCATCTAGGTAGACGCAGTCGAACCCAGCGCTGAGCGCATCGGGGTCGATTTCGAACACGACTACCTGATTGGGGGCAACGCCCGTGTCGATGGTGTAGGTTTTGGCCGCCGTCTGGCGCACCAACACATCGCTGGTCGTGCCCGCATCCACATCGGCATAGATGTCGACGTTGTTGGCTACGGTCTGGCCACCGCCGGCCACCGCCGTCGCCTCTTTGACCGTCAGCACCAGATCAGTGTCAGCGCTGCCAGTGTGCGTGACAACGATAGCGCCGCGGTGGAAATTTTTGAGCGACACCACATCACAGGCCACGGCGTTAGCCGCACCCTGATAGAGCTGGACAATTTTGTGAGTCTGAGAGATGTGCATGAGTATCTCCTATGCCCGGGTGGCCAAAGCGACGAATGGGGACACGGTCGCCGTGCCCTTGTGCGGGGTCAGCGTATCGTGCCATGCGGGCTGGCCGTCGACACGATAGACAAATCGGTAAGCGGTCTCGTCTGTCAAAAACTGGACGTGGATGCTGGTCTCAGCCTGCAGCCCGCCCTTTTCGATCATGACATACTGGGACAGGTCGGCCAGAATGATGTCACCGACAGTGCCCAGCGTGGAGCAGTATTCAATCGGCACAATCGGACGGCCCAGCAGCGTGCCAAACGGCGCACCACTAATCCCGTTAGCTGGCAGATACACCGGCATGCCACCAGTACCGACAGGCATATCGAGAGACAGCAACTGGGCCTCGATGTCCTGATTGATAAACCAAACAGCGTTGGCACGCGAGCGGTTCCACATCCTCAACCACATTTTGAAAATGTTGGCGGTCACCAGCGTGGCCGCCGCCTGGCCCGTTTCTTTGGCGACAGTGACCAGCGCCTGGCTCGACAAAATGCCGAGAGGCTGGCCTGCACCGCTGCCATTGACGATCGAGTCCTCGACTAAAAACGTGAGCTCCTCGCTAAATCCCTGCTGCATGATGTTGCCGAGCGCCGTGGTGTCGGCGAGCAGCTCGTCAGTTGCGTAGGCAACGCCGGCCAGCTTTTTGAGCTGGAGCGTCATCTGGCGAAACTTTGGCTTGGTGGCCAGTTTGGTGCCCGCTTCGGCAAGCCAGTACCCCTGAATACCACCCCAGCGGCTGCCGGTCGCCCGGCTGGTCTCGTCGATGGAATTCATCACGAGCGAATTGCTGTTGGCGCTGATCTGGATGCGACGGGTGCGGCTCATCACGCTGCCCATCTCATTCATCCTCTGCAGGATCTCCGCCGCGAAGTCCGGCTGGACAAGAAAGCCTCCATCGCTCGGAACACCCTCTGACAATCCGAGAGCTTTGGCTCGCTTGGCCTGAGCAGCCAGACGCTGGTCAGCACGATGGGGACGCATGGCTGCCTCGGCCACAGCGTAGAGCTGTTCGCCGAGCGATTTGAATGGCATATCAGCCATCTTGTCAGTCTCATCAGCAGTAACGACCAGTCGTGCCGCCGATTTGGTGGCAGGTTCGCTTTCAATCTGCGTTCGGAAAGCCTTGAGCGCATCGATCTCATCGCGCA